CCAAAGTGCTCGGCCAAAAACCACCACGTCGTCTTCTGCTCCCCAGGCCAGAGAGAGGTGCCCAAGGTCATCGGCTGCGAGGTCGACGGCGAACACCTCCACCGCCAGTGCGGCATGTGCGGCTACCCCTGGGTCGAGCGCTGCTACGACCACTTCCTCCACTCGATGGAGGAGGGTTGGACCTTCGCCGAGTCCCAGCTCCTCGCCGCCCTGGCCTCGATCGCTCACCGCGCCGGCGGAGTCACGCTCGACCAGGCCGTCATCTCAGGCTACCGAGGCTGGACCATCCGCTTCACCAGGGACGCGGAACGAGCGGCCGTCACCATCACCGCCGAGGAAACCCCGCCCCAGGGAGAGCCCGCGCACCCCGAGCTCAGGCCTTCCCACCAAGGACCCCAGCCCCGCGGGAGGGCGTCGTGAGCAAGAAAGTCAAACGCCAGGCCGCGTTCGCCTTGGCAATGCGGAAACACGTCGACCAGCTCACCATAAGGCAGCTCGTAGGCGCGTGCCCGCGCATCCACGTGATCGACGCAGAGACCAAGAGGCGAACCCTACTGAAAGGCCGCCTCGCCCGCTGGGTCAAGTCCCTCGATGAGGAAACCGCCGACATGACCGTGGCGGCCTTCATGCACGACGCCCTCTCTTCAATCGGCCCAGACCGATACGAGGCCATTCCCTACCAGGTGGGCCTCCACCTCAACAGGAACGGATTCAAGGCCTCCACCGACCGCCAGTCCCTCATGGCTATGGGCTGCGCCACCCTGTGCGTGACCCTAAACCACATGTACGACACCCTCACGACCCTCCGCAACCTCACGAAAGGCCAGCCGTGACCCAGAAACCCATCTCCCGCCTGGACCACCTCCGCGCAGACCTCGCCCGAGCCGAAGCCAAGCTCCAATCCGCCCTCAACCACAACCCCCAACTACAAGGGCATCCTCACCCAAGACCACCAACGCGCCCTGCGCCTCCTCAAAGACGAAGAGACCCGCTGCGCCAAATCCTTCGCCTGGCCCGAACCCGAAAAGGGAACCCACCCCTGATGCTCCACTGGCTCTACAAGCGTACCTGGACGCGCTGGCCCCAAGGTGCCTGGCACTGCTGGTACTGGGTCCCGGATCGCGCCCTCTGGTGGGAAATGATCCTATGGCCCAACTGCTCCCCCTTCCCAGATGGGACCCAGACCCAAGGGTAAGACCCGCGCCCATGTACCGCCCTCACCACCGCACTGCCCCGGCTCCGCGCGGGACTCCTAGGGGAGCGGGGACGCCTTCCCCCGGCAGGCAGGTCCCCGGCACCGCCTTCCCCGGCAGGCCGCCTGCCCCGGTTCCCACCCTCGCATCCCACAAGCCGCCGATTCGCCCAGGCAGCGGACCGCCTGGGAGCCTCTAGGAGCCACGATCGCAGGCGCACCCATCTCCTACTACTCCCGAGGGTGCGATCGCGCCCCCTGCGCCTTCCCTCGCGGTCCTGGGTACGGATTTGCGATGTGGCGCGCGCGGTTTTGCGGTTTTGGTGGCGTCCTGCGGTTCTACAGCCGTTACCGCGCCCACATGCATGTGTCTACGCAGTAGGGAGCATCCCGTATGCGAGGCGTCTGCGTAGAACTGTAAAAGCTCGCGCGTGGGCGCACGCGAGGCTTTGGTGGGCGTCGGGTGTTTGTTGTCACGCAGTGGAGCGCGTGCGAATGAGTGCTTGACAGCAAACAGTGGCGGGGTTATCTTGGTTGGTAGGCGCCGGGGTTGAGACCCAGCATGCGCGGTACGAGGTGTTCGAGGTGCCCAATGTCTGATCCCAGGATCAAGCCGGGAACACGGTGCGAGTGCCGCGATTTGGATTGTAGAAATCGGAATGGGTTACGTCGGGACCACAAAGGCCACGCACGACAGGCCACAGCGCATAGAAGTTCAGCGCTCCATATGTGCGAGCCTTGCGCCCAGGCGGGTGCGCGATGACCCGCTACCGAGTCGAGTTGTGGATTGTCGGGGCAAGCCCGGACCCCGACCGGATGCCGGACGTCAACGTCCCCGTGCGCGCCAAGTCCGCCGAGCGGGCGCTCCGGGCGGCCGAACTCATGGCGACGCGCGCGGCGTACGGGTCCGATAGGCTGGCGCGGTTCCTCGGGGTTGAGGTTGAGGATTCCAACGTGTACGACGAGGGGGCACGATGAAAAAGGGAAGCGAACGCGTTGCCGAGTTTCGCGCCATCGTGCGGCTCATGGCGGACGGCACGAAGCGAATCAGTCTGCGGGTTGACCGCAATCACGTCACCACGTACCGAAGTGACCGCAAGCTCACGGGGGGAGCGCTGGAAGCGATCCACGACGTAACACAGAGTCAGCTCGCCGACGCTCTGCGCGAAGGCTACCAAGTCGCCCAGGACGCACTGACGCGGCGCACGGTAGCGATCGACGAACGGCCGGCGAGCGCCGACGATCGGGTTTTCTGACGCACGGTCCCGCCGGGCCGGACGTGTACGCGGGTCGCGCGGCGGCGCGGCTCGCCATCCCGCTAGGGGGATTTGCCATGTCACCGTATCGACCAAAGACCGGAGCGCCGTGTACCTGTAGGCCCGGCGTAGCTCGGGACAATTGCCCGAACTGCGAGGGGACGGGCCAAGTGATCGACTTCCGCGCGATCCGCGCCATGAACTCACACACGAGCCCTTGCGAGCGGATGCGGCTCGTCCTAGATCACAGCGCCGGGGCGGCAGCGGTAAGCGTACAGTGCTATGTGTGTGGGCAAATGGTGCGCCTCTCGGACGCAGTCATCGACGCGAACGGGCCAGCCTTCCAAGCGTATTACCACAGGGCATGTCTTCCGGCTGGCGTTCCAATGCCGCAGACGTGCAACGTGTACGGATGCACTCGCGAACACGGCGGCCGGCAATGACCCCGCGCCACTGGGACGAGGCGCCTGGCTCTCAGGGCTGGGCGGAGCTGGAACGGAAGCGCGAGCGCCGGGAGTGGTTTTCGATGTGGGCTTCTTTCGTAGTCGCGCTGGTCGTGTTCGCGATCTTGGCGCTATTGGGGGACAAATGACCAAGGCACAGCGGACCATCGTTGACGCCCTGTCTGAGTGGGCAGGCGGCGCGGAGGAAGACGGCAGCCCGTCGACGCTCGTTGATGTGCTATCGAGAGAAGGCGACGACGGGTCGTGTTTGCTTGAGTTGTGTTACGCGAGCGGGCCGAACGAGGAAATCACGCTGCCCGGGCCGGACGGATTCTGACCCTGCCGCCCTAGCATCGGCGGGCCGGGCGGATCCCGGTAGACCACAAGGGGCGGCGCGACCGCGCGACCGTCCCGTTTCTTTGGGAGGAGTCCTTGGAACTGACTCGCATGCAGCTATGGGCGCTGAAGTGCTACCACGTAAGCCGAATTCACGAAGCCACGCGGCCGGGAGCGCTTCAGACATCGGCCTTTGTTCCGGCCTTTGTTCACTGGCTGAGGAGCGAGATTGATGCGATCGAGAAAATCGAGGTGGAGGAGAAAGCAATGGAAGAGGAGGTGTAGCGTGGACCACTCGAAGGTAGAGGCCGTGAAGGAACGCCTGCGGCACAGCGCCCAGGTCGGCGAATCGCGTTACCCCAACGCGGCTGCGCTCGACCGCGACGCGCTCGAGGCGATCGAGGAACTCGACGACTGTATCCGCGAACTGAAGCGACTCCTCGACAGCATCGTCGCGCAAAGGGACCAGCTCGTGCGCGAGGTGTCCGGGCTGCGCGCTGAACTCGTGAACAAGACACGACTGAGCGGCCTGTGATACCGTCCCGGACCGTGGAACCTACTCCACCCCATGAATACGTGATCGGAGTCGATCCGCTCGAGCTAGAAGCGCCGGAAAGGCCCCTCACGGCCCGCTGGGCGGTACTTTACCTGCTGGCCGGGCTCGTGGGATGGGTGATCCTGGGACTGGCCTTTATAGGGCTTCTCGCGGTGATCGGCTGGGGACCGACGAAGTAGAACGGCGCGACAGGCCGGGCTCCCTTGGCTGCACGCCCGGCCTTGCGGCTCGAAGCGGGAAGCAGCGCCCGCCCCGAACCCGACGCAGGGGACGAGCCTAATCGCGCCGAAATCGGTAGGCCTCGATCCTCACTCCCTCCGTTCCGTTCGCGCCCTCGATCCTGACGCGCAGTTCCCGCACCAATTTGTCGTCCGTGTAAAAAACCTTCGTCAGGGAATCCTCGATCAATTTTGCGAAATTGCTCGCGTCCCCCGCGCCGTCGGTGCGGATGAGCAATCTCAACTCGACTGGCTCGTCCACGAGCGGCCTGCCCACCATGCACGCGCGCACGGTCCAGGCCACTGTGCGCGACCACTCGAAGAGGTCCTTCCGGCGCTTCCACATCCGCGCGCTCGGTCTGGCGATCGGCTTGCCTGGGACGAACACATCGAGGAGCGGCGCGCGCGCGTCGTTCAGCATTTCAGCATCAACGCGGGCGGGACGTTGGCAAGCTCCGTCAAGTCGTAGGTCATGCGATCGCCGATCTCTCCTCGTAGCGCAGGCGGGATCGCCTTCTTGGGCCCGTACCCTCGCACTCCCGGCAGGCCGTCGGCCGCGTCGCCCATCCAAGAGAGAAGGTGGCGGATCCGAAAAGGTGGGACGCCGAACTTGGCTTGCACCGCTTCGACGCCGTAGATATTCCCAGCGCTGTTCACGGTCAGGCATTGCGGACCGACGAGCTGCGCCATGTCCTTGTCATCGGTCAGGATCAGGACAAGCTCTCCGGTACACTGCCTCGCGAGCGTCGCGATCAGGTCGTCCGCCTCGAAGCCGGGGGCCGCGACCCCATCAGGGTAACTCGCGCAGCACTCGGCGAGCGCTCGAGTCAGATCCTTCGGCTTGGGCGGACGAGCGGCCTTGTAGCGCGCGTAGAGCTCTCGACGCCAGGATCCGGCAGGCGAGTCCCAGCACAAGGTGACTTCGGCACCGGAGGAAGGGCGCGCGCCCTCGATGGCGGCGGTGAAGCGTTCGAAGACACGCGCCGGCGATGCCCACCAGGCCCTACAAACGACGCCGTTCCCGTCGACCAGGAGCCTGGTCATTGGCGCTGCCCTGGGCCGACCAGGATCCCCTCGACGACTTTGTCCTTCATCGCTTCGGAGATATCGCGCCCTGTGAAGTGCCCACCGTACACGCGGATCGCGCCGCTCGAATAGTCAACCTCCGCGTGGCAGTAGACGCAAACCCGGCGAAACGGCCCCACTTGGAACCAGACGTGGTTCGCGTAGCTGCCCATGATTATCGGCACGTGACTCCCAGATGCTCGGCAAGCGCGGCGCGGCCCGTCTCGTTGATGCGGAAGTGTTCAACTTCGTTGGGGCGTCCGCCGGCGCCGGAAACATACATCGCGCGGATCAGATTTAGGACGAGCCCCGCGCCCACGCGCTTGGTGCCGAAATAGGCGGTCCCACGCTCGTAGACCAGCGTGTCCTCGCCGTCGAACGCGAGAAGCCACGCGAGGACTTCCGCTGTCCTGCGGGTCATCTCGCCACCCTAGCGGCTTGGCGGGTCAAAACGGGAAACTCCACTTGCGCCGGAAGAACCAAGTCGGATGGAGCGCTATCCAGTTCGGATTCAGCCATTCCTCGGCCAGCCACCACAGCATCTACTCGGTCTCCTCTGCTTCTCCTGCGATGAAACGGAGCCGCTCCGTAATTGGATGTTCTTTGCCTTCGACGATCTCGCCTGTGTATCCCTGTTCAGCTAATCGAATGGAGTCGAGTAGCCTTTCCCGCATGACGTCGAGCCGCGCGGCCCACTCTCTCGGCGTTGCGTGGCCTGGTCCGACGCGCATTTCCTCTGCCAGTTTCTTGAGGCTATCGGTCATAGATGCCTCCGGTTCCGTTGATACTCGCGGCGATACTCGCGGCACTCCCCGCATGCTCGGCACACACAACCTCTAATCGGCAGGCCAATAGCTTTGGAGTGCATCAAGCCCGACGCTAGCTGGGCTGTCGTCAGCACCACTCGGCCGCGGTTCGCCCGGGAATTCTTGGCGTAGATGCAATCCAATACTCGTAGAACCTCTCTCCGATATTTCGCCTGTGCCACCGCCTTCTTCCAAGGATGATCGGGCTTCGGTTTCACTCACCTCTCTCCGCGTTTGGTCCCATACGGTAGTTCCACAGCGCTTGTTCTTGGGCGGGCGTCACACGTCCTCCACGATGATCCGAACCTTACGTGACTCGCTGGGCTTCAAGGGCTTGAGACCGGCGCAGCGGAGTTTCTCGTAGCAATAGCGCTCGATGAAGCCGCTCCTTCCGGCGCTGATCCATGTTTGGTATTTCATCGTGTCTAGGCCGCGCTCGCTACACCTCCAGCTTCGTTGGCGGCGCCCACCAAGGATTCCCACCTGAATGTGACCCAGCGGCCGTCGGGCAGGCGCACGATCGGGATAGAGCCTACGGCGTTATCTCCCATTTCTGGCCGTCGTATTCTGCCGTGCCGACGCTCTGCCGGAGAAACATCGTCTCGCGGGGATAGATCGATACCTCGATTGCGACTGACTTCTTCGTCGGAGCCTTCCGCTTCGTGGTCACTTGGATTCCTCTCCCGTGAGAGCCTTGTCGAGAGCGTCGGCGATCTCTTTGACGAAGCCGCTAGGCGTCCTACCGGCTCCGTCTACATGCGTTGATGGGTAACGACGCTCGAGCCCGCTCTGCGCATTGGCCCACTGCGCCGCGCCCTCGGATACTCGCCGCACTGCTTCTTCCAGGGCCGCGATGCGAGCACGGAGGGAAGCGATCTCGGCGTCTTTTAAGTCTCGGTCGCGCTCCATCAATGCGTGCCGATGATGCCAATGATCCTTTTCGTTCTCCAGCGCTTCGATCACGGCTAGGGCGTCGGCAGCTTCGGCTTTCTCGCGGTCCGGCGGTTTGCGCGATGGCGTTCCGAGCGCGGCCAGCTCAGGTTTCCTGCACGAGCCGCAGACTCCATCCCTGCTGTAGGTGACGTTTCCGCACCGGCAGACTGGGACAATGATCCGGCTCACGGCGCGCATCGGGGTTCCCCGTACTGGGTACTCGCTGTGGCGGGGGCAACGACAAGCGCCGCGGCGTCCGCAAATCCCTGCATCTAGGCCGACTCGGCCAGCACCCCCAGGTCAGCGGTGTGCCCACCCTCGCACCACTGCCGCCAGGACCAGGCGTCGAGAAGCCCCGCAATCCGCCTCCGCGCCGCGTCTATCCCGCGGGAAACGGTGACCACGTCGGCTTCGGACAGCTCGTCGGCGCGCTCAATGAGCGGGATCCAGCGGTCCTCCTTCGCGGTCACGTAAAGAGAACTCCGGCGGAAAGCCTTCTCGCGCGCGCTTATCGTCATGCGGTCCGATCCGGCATTGGGAAGATCCAGGTCCACCGGCCTTCCCTCCAGGAGTCGTCCGCGGAATCCTCCGGCTTCTCGCCGGCGTAGAGCACCGCTGCTATCCGCTGGACCGGATCGGTGCCGATAGGCGTAGGCACCGGCACGTTCACATTTAGGGTGACTCGGCCCGGGAAGTCTGATCCGTCCACCTTCGTGACCATTGCAGGCCAGGGGCCAGCGCATGACACGCGCTCGAGATGCGGCCCAGGCCAAAACCACACGATGCGGCCGGGAACGAGATGCTCGAAGGGATCCTGCTCCGCCTTCTCGACCTCGGGCGGCTTCTCTGCTTGGGCTTTCGTCATGCGCTCCTCCTCCGCCAGTTAGGCTGGCCGCATACATCTGAGCACCAACGTCGCTGCTTGCCGGTCAACCGAGTGCCGCATTCTTGACATTTTCTCATTGAGCGCGGCGATTAACCGCCATCTCGACCGACGAGAACCTCACGCCCTTCCAAACGACGCTCTCCCCAGGCACCGGCTTCGCGATCTCCCTCTCCGCGACCGCCGCCAGGAACCGCGCCCGCGCGACCGACTTGTCCAGGTACATCCACTGAGCCGGGACCGCGGCCTGGTCGACCACCTCCACGACCTCGAGCCGGATCTGTGTGCCCATCTTGCCAGTACCGCCCGAAACGGTACGCGGCACCTCAACCGTCGCCACCTCAACCGGGGGCGGAGCGTCGTCCCCGGTCTCGGCTGCCTGCTCCGCTGCCCTCCTGGCCGCCTCCTGGGCCTCCTGGCGACGTTTCTCCTCCAGCCGGGCCGCTTGTCTTCGGAGCTCGGCTTGCCACGCCACACGGGCCCCGTTCGCGGTCTGGCGGGCCTTCTCGAGTCGAGCCCTGGTCGCTTCTACGGCGCCCTTCAGGGCCACCTCCATCTGCTTCGGGATGCGGAGGGCGTCCCGGACTTGCTCGGCCAGCAGTTTCTCGCCGTCGATGACCTGGGCCGCGAGGTCGGCGATCTCGACCGCCTGCTCTGGAGTGGTGATGACGTAGCCGTCCTTGAGCTGCTCGGCGGCCGCGAGGGCGCGGACGATCTCCGGGCGGACGCAGATCCGGCGTCCGACTCCGCGCATGGCGACGGCAAGTTCCGTTTGCAGCCCGTACTCTCCGGCCGCGGTCTGGACTAACACTTCGGTTAGGGCGGGTTCGTCGTTCATGGGATTCTCCTGACAGTGCTCACGTACTTTCTGTCGATCCTGCCTACGCCCATCAAGTAATTGCCCTGGGCGTTCACGCTGACGCTGCCCACCCAGTAGGTCGTCGTGTCATTGGAGACGATCCGTACTTCCGTGTCCGGGTAGGTCCTTGCGGCCCAAGTCCATTCAGGGGGCCGGTCTGTCTGGTCAGGGACCGCCCGAGTGTGGTCGAGAACCCAAAGGCAGGCCGTCCCGATTCCGATGCCGACCAAAAACCCGACCACCGACACGACCCAACTGCTTTTCGTCATGGCGTCGCCTCCCCAGGCGGAAGCTTCGCCGGCAGCGTCCACTGCCCCGTCTCCGCATCGTAGGTGCAGCCGCGGGACTCAAGCTCCGTCTCCATCGACACCAGCAGCGGACGCATCGCGGGAACGCCGGGCGCGTCTTCGCCGCCGAGCTTGCGCCAAGCGTGGAGGATATGCGGCGTCGCCATGTCCTCGAGCGCGACGTCGCGCTTCTTGCTCTCGCTGTAGTAGGTCACCGGGTACTTCGTCGGTACGCTCACTTAGATACCTCCTTCAGCCTGGACCCCGCTGCTCATACCAATCGTCTCCGGTTGCCGTCCTTGTCGATGGCGAACGCCTCCAACTCAGAAGAGCCGCCGAAGCGCGCCATAATGCGGTCCATGCGCCCCGACACCTTCATCTGGGGCCACCAATCGTCGGGATAGGCGCCGTTCCGCTTCTTCTTCGCCTCGCCGCAAAGGCGCTCCCATTCCTCCACGGAGGCGCACGCCTCGAACGCTTCGAGTTCCTCTGAGGTCAGATTGGCGCTCATCGCGATCTCCACAGCCACCCCCAGCCGTTCCGTGGGATGGACTGGTTGTGCTGCATCCCGGCGCAGAGTATCCCGAGCACGGTCCACGCGAGGTAGATGCCCTGCGGCCATCCAATGTGGATCATCGCCCGCCTCTTTCCTTCTCGTCGCAGGACACCGACAGGAGGCGATTGAACTGGTCGAGCTTCTCGATCGGCGCGACGATGTCCGGCCCGACCTGGAGCTTGACCGACACGTTCCCGTCGCCCGCCTGGGAGAGCGTAGCCTGGTCGTTGAACCAGAACACGGCGCTCCCCGGAGGAGCCTCGACGATGTACTTCCGCCCGAAGAGCTTTCGCGCGCGATGCACCGTAGTCGCCAGCTCATCGAAGGCGTCCTGCACCGTTCTCCCTGCCGACTCCGTCTCTGGCGGAGGTGGATCAGAGGGCGACTCCGGCCTATCTCGTACCGGCGCGGGCTCGTCGTGCTGCAAGCCGCCACCCCCGCTTTTCAGCTTCGACGTGAGGAACGCCACCATCCGGTCCGCTTCGACCGGGCCGAGCTTCACCCCCTTCGTGAAGTCCTCGCCCGGGTCGATCCCCGTCTCTTCCTTCATCATGGCGTTGTAGAGCGCCGTGACCCTCTCCCCCTCCGCCGCCTTGGTCATTCTGCCGTACACGCGCGTCATCAGCGTGTGGAGCCGCGCGCGGGAGGTCTCAGCGGGGGCCGCAGCGCGCTCGGAACCCGACTCAGGCGCCGGAGGCTGCGCTTCCGGTTCTGCGCCCTGGGATCGCGGAGTGTCCGCCCCCGCCTCTTCCACCGCATCCTCGAAGGCCGCGTCCACGACGGGCGCGCTCTCCTTCGTCGCCCTCGCTACCGCTGCGTCGATCGCTTCGGCCGCGGTCGTTCTCGTCTCCTGCTCCGCCACCACCTCGTAACCGTCCGACCCGACTGGCAGGTCCATGAGCACGGCGGCCCCGATACGCCGTCCGCAGCGCTTGACCGCCTGCTTGAAGCACATCTCGCGCGGGTTTGCGGCCCAGGCATTGTCTCGGGATAAGAGTCCCTGCCGCTTCGCGTCAGCGAGCGTGTAGCGAACGGTGTGCTCGTTACCGTTGGCTTCGCTCATTCGGACCTCGGCGCAGTCGTCGGTCTCGATCAGGACCTCGAAGCGAAATCCCGGCAGGCGGCTTTGAAGCGCTCCGACGATGAACTCCCACTTGGGCTCGACCGTGAGCCGGCCCTTGAGGATCATGCAGTAGTGGTTCTGAACGAAGGTCGCCGGGTGCATCCCCGCTCCGTGTGCGAGCCAGCACGCCGCCTTGCACTTCTGCACGCTGTCCCACCCGTTGAGCGACAGGCTCACGAGATTCGCCCCGATCTGGTCGAACGCGCGCATCAGCTCGTCGATCGTTCCTGCCAGCGCGTTCATCTTCGTCCGGTCAACGGCGACCGCTGACGCAATCGGCGTGACCGTCGCGACCGCCTTCTCCGCCTTTGCTGCCATCACTGCCCTCCTTCGTTCCGCATCCGGCTCACCTGAGCGCGAAGGCGCGTCTTGAGGATCTCGAACGTCTCCTTGACCGGGCCATCGAGAAGCGCAATCACGTCCTCCTCGGTCGTCTCGAGCGCGATGCCGCCCACGCTCAGGAAGGCGTCGGCCGACTCGTAGTTACCGAGGTTGACCTTCCGCGACATCGAGATTGTTGCGGTCAATTTGTCCCTTTCCATGTCCCGCTCCCTTCGGTTGAACTGCGATGCGCGGCGCCACGGGTCACTTTTCCGCTGGGATCATCCGCTTCGCGGCTGGCTTCGCTACTCACGACCTCACCCATGCGATGTGCCTCGGCGGGGGCGCTACCAGCTCGCCTCATCCCCCGTTGCGTTGCCCGTGGACCAATAGGGTCGGTTTCACCGCCATCCCCGGCGGTTCACCGCGCACCACAAACAACGAGCGCGGCGCTTCTGCCAACCCGGGGTCAAGGAGGACACGCTCGGGATCGACTTCGGCGCCGCGCTTCAATTCGATCACTACCCCTTGACCCACACACAGAGCATCGGCCAAGGGATGTTTGCTGTCAAGCAGAATATTCTAGGAATATTTTACGCTTGGTCCGGCTGATCGACGGCCTCTCGCTCGCCGCCCTCCTCGTCCACGTAGAGGACGATGCTGGAGAACTGGTCCACCCCGAGAAGCTGCGACAGCGTCGTGCGAATCCTGGAGGCGGGCCCGAGGTTCAGATCCGGCATCTGGCCCTGGCGCGTCGTGGCGGTGGCGCCCGGAGCCGAAACCGGGTTCCCGCTCGGGCAGAAGTTGTAATCCACGACCAGCGAAGCGGCCTGGGCCACCGCGTTCTGCGCGCGCCAGATCACGTTCGTACCGTCGTCAATGGTCAGGGCCGGGAATCGGTTGCCGACGGTGGCGTCCGTGGTAAGGACGAAGCGCAGCGCGATCGGCCTCCACCACTTCCCCGCTGGCACCGTAGCCAACAGCTCCGCGGCCGCCGCCGGGTTCGAGATCAGCTTGACTGCGAGCATTTTAGGCTCCCCCCAGCCAGGCCTCGGGATCTACCCCAGCGGTACGGTGGATGATGTCGGAGGCGGCCCCCTTGATCGTGTTCGCCATCGTTGCCGGGTCAAGTTCCGGGTTCGCCTCCGTGAGCGTCTTGGTGATCCAGGCCGCGAGGGCGTCAGTCTGGGATTGGACGTCCGGGTACTCGGCGCCCTCTTCCTTCAGCCAGGCGACGGCCCTCTCCTCGATCCCCGGGACGTTGAGCCCTCCAAAGATGTGACTCAGGAAGGTCAGAATGTCGAACGAGCCCATCGCGTTACTCCTTCCCGATCAGGTGGTAGTTCACGTACACGCGGAGGTACTCGAAGTCCTCGAGCGTCCCGCTGGAGAAGATGTGCGCGTAGACGGCCCCCACCCCGGTCCGCGGTAGGACCTGCTTGGTCACCACGAGCTGCGCCAAGGCGCCGTCGGTGTGCTTGTCGAACCATGCGTATCCGAACCCGACGAGGGCGTTGGGATGGACCCGCAGACTCCCCACCGCGCGCCAGAGGTTCAAGCTCTCGTCCACGTCGTTGATCGGGAAGCCGTGGTCGTAGCCTCCGAACACGGAGAGCTTGGGATGCAGGTTGTAGAGCACCGTCCCGCCCAGACTCGCCCCCGACCACTTCTCGGGAGACGTGAGGACCATCGTCCCCGCGTTCACGGTCACGTGCCCCCTCTGGCGGACGTCGGTCACCGGGACGATGTCTACCTGGGCCACCGCCCGCGGGACGGATCCGCCCAGGGTCAGCGCGAGCAAGGCAGCCAATACGATTGTGCGTCTCATGGGACCTCCTCAGTTCTTGGTGACCGGCAGCGCCTTGATGACGCCGGCCGGCAGATTGAGACCACTCGCGCCACTCGCGAGCGCGCTGGTGCCCTGGAGAGCGAACACGCCTCGGAGCGACCACTCGAAGCCGCCCGCGAGGAATCCTCTCACCCCATGTGCCAGTGCGGCGTCGTTGGTAATCCAGTAGCCCAGATACCCGGCCGCGCAAACGCCCAGCACCACCAGTATGTTGGGCACCTTGGGGTTTGCCTTCGCCCACTGCGAGACGAACCCGACTGCGTACATGAAATTCTCCACATCCCCACCCTCCCCTTAACGGTGAACCTCGTTGCCCTCTCCCGTGTACCACTCGAACCAGTCGGTCATCTTCACCGGGATGGGCCCGTACTGAGGATAATACCTCGGGCGATCGCGGTGCGTTACGGCCTTGTGCTGGAGCTTCTCTATGTTGGCCCAAATCAACTTCTGCTCTCCGTTGATCTGGAGGAGCATGATCCTCGAGTCCCCGATCGTCATGACGCTGTCCCTCATGAACGCGGACATGGACTTCAGCTCGCCCTCGTTTCGAAGGGACGAGGCCGCAGCGATCAGCGCCACCTCGCGCGTCGATTTCCGGTCGCTCTCGCTCTTCACGAACCAAGTCGCCGCCGCGAGGAGAATGAGGAGCAGCATCTGGAACCGCTTCACCGTCGCGATCAGCGCGTCGAGGCCGCCGTTCAGTACCGGGAATTTGTTCACGCGAGCCTCGGCGCCTTCCAGGCCGCGTACTCGCGCGGCGCGTAGGAGACGAGGACGCGATTTCGGTCCTTCTTGGACCCGTCGTGCTTGGCGCTCGGCAGCGAGACGTGGACCCAGAGTTTCCCCTCGATGCGGTAGTGCGCCCGGTGATCCTCGAGAATGAGCTGGCCGAACGGCAGTCCGCTCGTCCGAATCCACTCGAAGGCTGCGATTGTGTTCGCGTCCCAGGTGTCCTGCTCGCTATCCGCCACGTGGAAGTCGTCGGCAGCGCCGCGAGCGTGATCCGACGTAGGGACGCCGCCAACCGCGGCGTTTATCTCTGGCGGCCGGTAGCCGGAATGGATGTGTATAGGCACGCGAAAGTGATCGCGCACCGGGTCCATGATTTCGACGGCGAGCTTCGTGATGTTGGAGACGACCTCGCCGGGGACCTCCTGCTCGCTCAGGCCTGGGGGCAGGAACTCGGCCAGAGCAAAGTGTTTCGAGACCGCGACTCCCATCTGGCGCCCTCCTACTGGGTCTGCTCTCGGTAGTGGAACTTGCGCTTGGGCGCACGCGGATAGTAGGGCGTCACGCCGAAGAAGGACTCCGCCGCCTGCGCCCCGCCGCGTTCTCCCAGCGTGCGCTTCGCCTGCTGGATCGAGAACGGCTGCTCGTGCCCGAAGATATACCTGGCGACCTGCCCCGCCTGGCCGAACCCGCCCTTGGGCCCAGTGAGAAACGGATCGTTGATGTTCCAAATCGGCCCCTTGTACGACTGGTTCTCGAGCAGGTCGATCGCGAGGGTGACCTCCGGGGCGAGCTTGCCTCCGTGGAAGAGCGCCGAGGCGCCACGCCCCTGGTTGACGCGCCCCACCGCCTCCTTCACGGGATCCGTCGACCAGCCCTCCACGTCCTTCATGAACGTGGGGAAGTTCACCCGCTGCCAGTGCCCCTTCTTGTCCCGGAGCCCGTTCTTCGGATGCAGGTAGTCCTCGAGCTCCTTCGGCGGCTTCCCGGTGTGGAGGTAGTGATAGATCGCCGAAGCCGCCATCGTCGTGAACACCATCGAGAGCGCGAAGGACATTCGCGAGGTCCACTCCGGGGCCTTGCCGGTCACCGCTCTTGCCGCGAACCGCGGCAGGTCGGCGAATGCGGCACCCCCAAGCGCGCGCACCGTCCCGAGGGACCAGCCGGGAGCGCGAATCAGGACCATGATCGAGGCCTTGAGCGTGTTGTTCCAGAACTCGTTGTCGTAGTTGATGAGGCCAAATCGGTCCTCCACGTCGCGCCACGCGATGCGGCCGACGTTCTCCACCGTGTCCTTGCCTGCGGCGATGTCCTTCGACTTGATCCTGAGCTGGCTCGCCTCGAGATCCCGGAAGGCACCCACCTTCATCTGTGGGATGACGTAATTGCTTAGGAGCCGCATCGAGCTCTCGAGGGCGGCGAACGGGGCCTGCGCTATCGCCTTGGCCGCTCCTCCAGCCCGCTGGTAGGGCGTCCCTCCCTCGGCGAAGACCTGCCTGGAGTTCCGCACGAAGCGGTCAAACATCTCGTTTTTGTAATACTGCTTGCTCTCGAGACTCGCGCCAGCCGTGAATAGCCGCTTCTCGAAGTCGATCAGCTCCGGCGCGCCCTTGTAGAAATCCCAGCCCGCCTTGACGTAAGCGAGCGGAGCGAACGGCGCCGTGACGATCTTGCCGGCTCCCGTCGCCAGTTGCCCGTGCGCCAGCTCCGAGAACCCGATTCCCATCCGCGACATGACCGAGAGGAGCGTGACCCCGGTCGCGTGGAAGGCCGACAGCCCGAGGTTGATCGCGTTCAGCGTGTTCCGACTGTCCATGACGCCGCGGCCCAGCTTCGACTCGCGGATCCAGTCGCGGCTCATGTGGTTGTCGAGGAGCCTCGCCAGGTTCTGTTCCGCCCAGTACTCGCCGCCCAGCACAACCCCGCCGGCGCTCACCGTCCCGGTCGCCTCTCCGTAGAGGAGCGAGGGGCGGATGTGAACCAGGGGCCGGAGCTCGTCGTGCAGCGACAGGAACGTGATGAGCCGCGCGTAGTTCTTCGGCGCCACTTCCTTGAACCTCTCCGGCGCGTGGATCAGGGCCTCGAGCATGACCGCCATCTTCTCGGGGGCGGAGCGCACGTAGGCCTTGTAGTGCGGTGCCGGCGTCCCGCCCTCGAACCGGAGGTCGGCCAGGCGCTGGAGTTCCTTCTTCATCTCGATCCGCTCGGCATTGAGTTTCCCGCTGCCCTTGCCAGTCGCGGCCGGCTCGCCGAGGAAGAGATTCGCGAGGTCGTACTTGCTGTCGATCTGGTGCCCGATCTCGTGCGCCAGGACGCTCTCCGGCGTGGCGAAGCGCGTGGTCACCCGACCCACCTGGCCGGGGGCCGACTCGGAGAATCCGAGCATCTTCCCGCCGATCCGCACCTTTCGTTCGAGGCGGATTCCGAGGCTGCGGGCAACGCCCGTCAGTCCCTCCATGATCTTCCGGTCGAACGCCTCCTTGATCTCGATTTCGGGATTGAGGTAGAGCCTCGCCCAGTTCTGGTCGACACGCCGGAAGCCCTCCGGCGCTTCCTGGCCGATCCGCACGAGCTTCATTGAGCCCAGGGCCTTGTACTCCTTAATCATCTCCTGGACCATGACGTACTTGCGCGCGTTGTGCTCCGCCGCCTGCATCAGCTCCTCGGGGTTCCACGACACGGGCTCGAGCCCTGCCTTCATGCCGGCGAGCGTGTCCTCGAAGAAGCGTTTCTTGAGGAAGGACTTCCGACCCTCCATGGGACGGCGCGCGGCGAAGAACTGCCTCGCCTTTGCGGGGTCGCTCCAGGCGTGCGGGAACCAGTTCTCCCAGTACGGGATCTCCTTGTACCGCGAGATGGCCTTGAACATGTTATCGGCCCGCTTGCGGTAGGCGTCCGCGATTTCCTGGAGCCGCGGGTCGGCCTGCGCCCCGGACTCGAATCGCGTCAGGAAGTCGAGGACCTGGGGCTTCGACCGCTTCTCCCAGTAGGAGCGGACGGACTTCTGCGCCCGCTCGCTCCTGAACAGCGCGCGCTTGAGCGTCCCCTTCGAGCGCATGAGGACGTCGAGGTTCGGCCCCACGGCGAACCGCACCGGATTGGTGAGCGCCACGAGTTCGTGCATGACCTCGCGGACATGGCCGAGCGGACTGGTCTTGGGCACGGGTGCAGCCTTCCCTCCCGGCACCTCAATGGTGGGAAGCGTCTTGGATTCCGCCTCCGTGGGCACGTGCGGCGCGGTCCTGGCGACTGGGATTCCACGCTTGCCCGCTGGCGCCGCCTTCGCGGTGGAAGGCGCTCCGCCAGCGCGCGCCTCATGCCTCACGACCTTCGCGCCGAGCGTCCCGACCAACTCGGCCGCCTGCGCCTCCGTCGCCTTCACGGGCATCATGAGCCCGACGAACTTCCCCTCTCTACGCATGACGATCGCGCCGAGCGGGGTTGCGGTCGCCTGCTCGTAGCTGTCTGGCGCCACGGCCTTGATCGAGAGTTTCCACTTCTGCGCGTCAACGGCGACCAAGCGACCGGACTTTGGGTCGTGGAACGCCGCCAGGTCCTGCTCGCCTCGGTGCTCGACCGCTGTCGGCATCCAGCCGCGGGGCTCGAGCTTCGCCATCGGCCCCTTCGTGGCCTTGGCGACCACCTGGTCGATCTTGGGCGACGTCTCGACGGTCCGATTTTTTGCCTTCTCGTGTAACTTGGCCCGCAGTTTAGGTTCCATCGACTGGGCCATGTAGAGGACGTGCCCGTCGGTCACGAACTCCTCGTTCGAGCTCGAGTACTCCGAGCGAAAGGTGCTCGGCTTGAGGGCCAGTTCCTCGTGCGGCCGCAGTCCAGCCCTACGCCGCACCGCGGCTGCAACCACGGCCTCAACGGCCGGACGCGCCGGCGGTTCCTTCCCGGGAGCGTACGAGCGCGCCTGCCTGTAGGGAGTCGCCGGTTCCTCTACAGCCTCGAGGCTCCTAATCTCGGCTTCGGTGGCGCGGCCGGTGCGGAATCTCAAATCTTTCGCCTGCTCGACAGACTGCCGCCCGTGATCCCAGCGCACCATGAGCAGCGTCGGGTCGCTCTTGCTGCTGCTGATGACGAACCCGTGCTCGCCCTTGTTCGCCCCGGCCGCCGCTCTGACCCTGTCGCCTCGCTGAAGCCTACCGGGGACGCCCTTGGGCGCCTCGGCGGGTTGCGGCTCTCCGACCGGCGGGGGCGCAGGGGCGGTCGGCTCGCCTGGTTTGGCCCGCGCCGCTTTGCCGGTAGCAGCAACGGGCTCCGCGACCCCCGCCTCGGCCTCTGCCACAACTTTCGGAGTCGGCGGCGGGGCAGCCTCCCGCGACGCCACAACCCTTGCTTCACCCTTCACTTTCGCGGGCTGTTCCGCCACCGCCGCCTTGACGACCCTGGGCGCTTCCGGCTTCGGTAGCGCCTTGAGCTTCTCGATCCTTCTCCTCCATCGACCCACGCGAGCGTCGTTCGGGCTCTCGGCGATCTGCCGCTCGAGCGCCGCGATAGCCTTGGGAGCGCTCTGGATCCTCTCCACGGCGGTCGGTACGTTCGCTGCCACCTGCTGGCCGACTTGAGCGATTCCCCGCGCACGAGCCTCCTTGGACCGCTCCAAGCCCTGGGCGATGGCCTCGGAAGGCACGCCTTGTCTGGGCTGGATTCTCGGGCCGGGAAGCTCGGCTGCGCGGGGGGCGGACAGTTCCGCTGGCAGCGGCCTCAGCATCGCGTCCTTCAGGGCGGCTATGCTCGGCAGCTGGACCGAGTGAAGCTCTCCAGTCGCCTGGTCGTAGACCGTCACGCGGACAGGGTTTGCGTCGCCCGGGAACACGCGCGTCAGGTTCGGGATGACGTGTGCATCCTCGATCGAGAGGCCCGCGCCGCGGAATGGGACGGGACCCTCGGCGATGCCCTGGATCTCCCCGATCGCGGCGCCAAGCTCCGTGCTCGCCTGGGTGCTCGCCCTGCGGACGTGCTGGGGCATGGCGGCGGGCGGGGTGACGTTCTTGACCGCCGCGGCGGTTTCAGCCTGACTCGGCGCGCGCTTCACAGCCGCATGGATCAGCCCCGGCACTCCCATCGCAAGCCCCACCGCGCCACCCCCCAGGCGCTCTCCCACCTCCCCGGCGCTCGGCGGCCTTGGCCCGGCTGGCGTCTCCGTGGGCGCTCCGGCCCGCAGGATCTCGGCTCCGCCCTGGGCTGCCATCGCCGGGAGGACGACGCCGATCGAAGTCTTGAGCGGCGTATAGCCGGCGATCGTGCGGGCGGCTCCCTGGTAGCCCGCGGCGCGCGCGGCCGTCGTTTCCGGCAGCTCGCCCGGGACGATGGGCGGCTGCGCTCCCTGCTCGTAGAACTCCCTCACCTGCCCCGGGATCGACGTCACGAACTCAGCCGCGGCCTTTCCAACTCCGCGAGCGACGCCTCCGATGGCTTCCGGGATTCCTTCGGCCCGAGACACGCCGGCGCCCGAAATCTCGCCAAACTGCGGGATAGCCCCGTGGACACGTTCTTCCGGCGGGGGCAGGCCAGGACGAGGGGCGGGCGGCGTTGTGGTCTCAGGCGAGCCCGCAGGAGGCGTAGGGGCACCCTGGGGCCGGAGCGAGGACAGAAACCTCGACACCTGGTCGCCCGTGGCTTCGGCGGGGATTCGGTAGGTCTTTCCGTCGGGCGTCCTCACGGTCCGCCCAGCGAGCGTGGACAGGTCGGTCGCCACGTTCGCCTACTGCGCTGGGACCAGGTTGCCGTTCTCGTCGACTACGAGGTCTACGACGCCCTGCTCAGGCGGAGCCTCGCCGGCGGGCTCGCCCGTGTCGAATGCGTTCTCCGCTCCCTGCGAGATGACGTCGAGCCAGCGCTGCCGCTGTGGCCGGTAGCGCATCTCGGCGTTGAGGCGAGCGCGCGCTGCCACCTTGGCGCGCAGGTTCTCGAAGCCCTTGTTGACGGCCGCGATCCTCTGGGCGGGATTCGTTGCGCCCTCGAAGTCATCAGCGCTAATCCCGAGCGCGTCCAGGGCGTAGTTCCGAACGTCGGGGTCCGTGCTGTTGATCCTCGGTTCGATGGCGGCCCGGTGGGCGTTCATCTGCCGCGCCGTGCCCTCCTCCGTGTCTCGAGCGACCTGGGCGTCGATCTGCCTCAGAGCCGCCTGAGCCGACGTCACGCGGCCCATCCTCCTTGTCCGCTCCGCCTCCGACCTCTCAGAAAGGCCGAGACGGCGCTCTGAGAGACCCAAGGTGGCCTTCTGGTAGGGCGTGATCTCCTTCGTACCGCCCGCGGCCCCAGTCTGCCGACCTTTCCCTAGGTTGTAGGCCGCCTCCGCCCTCAGATGGGCGATCTCGGCGCGGGTCTTCTCGCGCTCGAGCTCAACATCCTGCTGCGCCGCCTCGAGGTTCGCCTTGTGCCGGCGCGCGGCGGCAATGGACGTGCCGAGCTTGATGAGCGCCGCCGGCGTGGAGACGTTGTGCGCGTCGAAGGGCTCGACCTTGATCTCGGCGCCCTGCTGGCCCAACTGCCGATCGTACTCGCCGAGCCCGGCCCGAATGCTCGCGAGCGCCCGGGAGACGTAGGCCCGGGATGCGCGGAGAGCGGACGGCATCAGAAGAGCTTTCTCGGAATGGAGGGCTCGGTCTCTGGCACGAATCCACCCTCCCCGGGCTTCGGCCCGTACTGCGGCGGGTGGTACTTCCCGTCCTCACCCAGCGTCCAGCCGGAGTAGTCGGTGGCCCCGCCCTTCGCACCGATCGCGGACTGGATCGTGGGCACGAACTCGTTCAGGCTGTTCCAGAAGGCGGAATCCTCGGCCTGCTGCCTTTCGGACTCGCGCTGCGATTGGCCCACCTGCGCTCCGAAGATGGCGAGATCCTGCTGGCGCTGGTAGGCCTCGCGCCCGGTGCGAATGTTGTAGAGCTGCTCCTCGGCGGTCTCTCCGGCGTGCTGGCCGCCCAGAAGCGTCTCCTGCTCGAGCCTTGCACGCGACCTCTCCTCGGACGGAGACCCCGCAAGACCGCGCGCGCGGAAGCGCCTGCCAATCTCGTAGCCTCCGAGGCGGCCCTGCGCCTGCACGCCCTCGGTCAGTCGGCCACGGGTTAGCTCCGCCGATCGGAGATCCTCCGGGGTGATATAGCCGACTGGCCGAGACGCGCGAAGCTCCGCGATAGCCCTGCTGATGTCGGGTCGCTTCCGCCTGCCGAAGAGTTTGCTTGCGACTCCGAGTCCCGCCGAGATTGCTGCGATCGGTACCGGCATTTTGCTCCTCCCCTACGCCCCCTCAACGATAAAACTGGCACGGCAGCCGTCGAGCGACCCGGCCAGTAGAGTAACCTCGACGAAGGCGTGACTGTGAGACCAGCCCTCCGGTCGAACACCACGCGCCGTGATCGTAGCCGGACCATTGGCGCGCTCATAGGACTTCAGTGTCACAAGCTTTGGAATTTGCCCGAGATCGTGGGGCAGGTCGTAAATCAAAACCGTCCCGACCACCCCACCACCGCCTGTCAGGTTGATGCTCGACCACCGCGCCTTGGCTTTCCCCGCCGCCTTGCTCGGCGAGTTGGGATCGCCGACTCCGAGCGAGCGCTCGACCAGGTCGGAGGAGTGGACGCTCTTTCTCGGACCGCGCCAGTCGTTGTGCCGGCTCATGCGAGCTGGAGATAATGCACGCGGACCGTCATCGCGATCGTGTTCGCCGCCGCCGATGGGTTCCGTCCATGCACGTAGTATTTGTTCGTTGCCGTGTCGAGCACCAGTTCCACCTCCGGGTAGCTCCCGCTGAAGAGCCCAGACGCCTCAAAGACCAGGCAGAGAGGGAAGGCTGTCGTCGAGAGCAGGGTCGTGTCCACGTTCAGCTCACCGTCCACCGTGAGCAGTGGCATCGTTGTCAGGACGCTCGCGAACTTGAGCTTGCCCTTCGTGATCGTCGCGTCCGCTAGCTTGGCCCCGGTGACGACCCCGTCCTTGATGTGCGCGCTCGTGTTGACCGCGGCGTTGGGAGCGCCCGCCGTGGCGTCGTCCTTGAGGACCCTAAGATCTACGGCATCGTCCTCGAGCTGGAGCGCCGTGATTCGGTTCCCAGCGACCTGCGAGAGCTTCGATCCCTTGATGCCGGCGGTGCTCGATATGTCGCCGTCCGCGATACCGCCAGCGCCCTCGGTGAACTTGGAGGCGATCGCGGTGAAATTTGCGTTGACCTCCGAGGCTTTCGCTTTGTTGCCGGTGCCGCCAACGAAGGTGTACGGAATCACCACGCTCATTTGCTGTACTCCCTATCTGGCAGAAGGGTGGCGACCATCTCGATCCCGCTCGGCCGGTGGTCCCCGGACACACTCGCGGTCCCGACGATCTTGAATCGCCTGCCGAGAGTACCGGCCGGGACCCCGGAGACTCCGGTCGTCGGGCCCTCCGCGGCCCAGTCCCCTACGTCCCACTCTAAATCATTCGTTCCGCTTCCGCTATCAGGAGCCCAGTCCGCACCCGATCCAGAGGCGATCAGGGACACGGAGGAATTCCCTCCAGGCGGATCCGTCTGGATCGAAATATTTACCGCGGCCAGGTCCCCCTCCGAGGAGAGGCTGACCCGGTCCAGGTCCTTCCAGTCGTCCGGCAATCCGTAGTCGAGCCACGGGCTCTCGAATAGCACGGGAACCGACTTGCCGCCCGCGCCGTTCGACGTCTTCTCGTCCTTGAAGCTCTCGAACGCGGACCAGCAGTGGTACTCGGAAATGGTCACCGTCGGAGAGCCGGACACGGTGTTACAGCGCGGAGTATCGACGCCCGCGATCGTCAGCGTGACATTCTGCGCCGTCGCCGAAGCGTTCGCGCTCATCGTGAGCGTGGTCGAGCCCGCGATGACGGCGCCCGTTACGGTCGTTCCGCCCGGCACTCCGGGCCCGGAGATCGTCGCCCCGTTCGAGATGAACTGGAACGCGGCTCGGTTCGCGGGATCGCAGAACGCCAAAGACGCCGCCCCGAGGATACCGGACTTCAACTCGATCGCGTCGCGCGCCGCCCATCCCTTCCAGTGCCACCACTGGTCGGGCTTGAACCTCGCGTCCTTCACGACCTGGTCCTGGGCGATCGTTGACGTGCCCTTCGGGTACCAGGCGAGCATGTAGTTCCCTTGGTGGTTGATGAGGAGCAGGTTGTCGAGCGCGGCCGGGTTGACCTCGTCCAGGTAGCGGCCCATCTCGCTCCAGCCCACGGGCTTGACCTGGCCCCTGGAGTAGCTGAAGAGCCCGCCTGACTCACCCCAGAAATAGGCCACTCCACCGATGACGCACGCCGCCCTGGGGCCCGCACACCCGGCTTCGCTGCCGCGCGCGGGGTCCGCGTAGACGACGCTCGTTAGCACGTAACTCTCCGGGTCGACGCCCGACATCACGTGGACGCTTCGCCTCTTTAGAATCAGGAGCTCGTCGAGAACGACGAGGCCGACCTGGATCGTGTCCCCGTCGTCCTTCGCCACGGGAAAGACCAGGTCCGCATCGAAGTTCGCGATGCCCGTAGCCTCGAGGTCCCCGCCAGCGGCCTGGCTCGCGTAGAGCGAGGATCCCGCCCATCCCCACAGGCGCCCGGTGAAGCCCGTGATTCCGTCCACGTGCGGCGGTTCCCCGTGGATCCCTTCGTCAGCCATGTAGCCCAAGGAGGCGTCGGCGGTGTCGTCGGAAGTCGTGGTGCCGGTGCCGTCCTTCACGAACCAGAACGGCCCGGCCGCGGTGCCGTTCACCTTGGTGCGCTCGAGCGTCCAGCCGATGTAGTCGCTCCGGCCCGAAGCCGTCAGACCGGCGTTGATGTTCACCGTCTGATTCGGAGCCGCGACTGTGTGCTTGGCGCTCACCGGGCCCGCGAGACTCGACCCCTTCGCGAACCTCCAACGGATGCGGTAGTAGTGGTCGCCCACGTCCACGCCCAGCGCGGGCGCTACGATCGCGGTGTCCGCCGCAAATCCGATCGCGTCCGTGGGCTCCGGAAGCTTCAGCTCCTTCCACTCGCCGTCATACATGAGCGGGGTAAGCGCTCCCGTGCGCTGGGTCGCGACCAGGACCCCGTCCAGGTTTGTATGGCCGAAGATGTCGGATGACGCTGGATGGCTGGCCGGAAGCGTCTGGAGCGTGTAGGCGGTGCTCGTGACCTCGAAGATCTTGTTGGCGGCAGCGACGAAGAGTTTGTTGCCACCGCCGGAGTAGAAGCCCATGAGGCTGTGCGGAGGGTCGGAAAGGATCGCGGTGGAGAGGTCTCGCGTCCCGGGGCGCACGCGCATCATGCGGTAGGGCCGGCCGTAGTAGTTGTCGGCCGCCGCGAGCCAGTTGGGATTCCTGATCCCGCGCTCGGAGATCCCGCCTTGGATCCCGCCCGAGAAGTCCCGGATGGGAAGCGAGATTTCCTGGGTGGCGAGGCGCGGACTCATCAGTTCATTCCGGCGAACCGATTGCGCCTGGGAGCGAGCGACGCGCGGCGATCCTGGGAGCGGTCGTCGAGCTTCTCCTGGAAGCCCTCCATGTCCGCGTTCCACATCTCGAGCTGTGCTTTCGCCTCGACGATCCGGTGCGTCATCATCATCCCGTGGATGACCATTCGGCGCAGCAGGTAGTCCTGTGCCATGTCGTCGACCTGGAGGAGCGCCCCGTCCAGGGCCGTGATTCGATCTGGCAGCCCGAAGTAGTCGATCTGCCCGCCGTTCACGATCTGGGCCTGTGCCGCTGGAATCAGGTAGAACCAGTTCGAGCTACAGAAATACCCTTCGGGAAGGGTCGCTTGGGGATAGCTCTGGGTCGTCAGAGCCCTAAATTCGTCCTCAAACATCTCGTCGATCCACCTGAACGTGGTGAGATCAGTCGGCGTGTCCGAGACGGCGATCCCGTTCATGACCGTCATCGACTGCGGGAAGTCGTATTTGGTCTGTCCCGCCTCGAGCGTGAAGAAGTCGAGGAAGCGCAGCACGTTCGCCTTGGCGCAGAGTTCCCGGTTGCTGCGGTTGTAGATCGAGAGCCACTGGGCGAGACTCACCCGCTGCTTGTTCGGGTCTCCGATGGCCGCAGCGGCGTCGTCGACGAGATAGCTGACCAGAGTGCTCATATTGACTCCTTGAGCCGCTTGCTCATCGGCCGACGAGAGTGTCCGCTTCAGGAAGCCGTTCCCGGTGCTCCCGATGAATATATCGTAGGGATCTCCGGGCCCAACGGCAATGGCGCCCGCGAGAGTCCACGGGAGATTATCGTTGATGGCCGTCCAGCTCGCACCCGAATCCCAGCTGCGTCGAATGCCGAGCGAGAGATAGCTGTTCGCTGCCGGCGAGGTGATCGTGCGAGCGGAGGCGACGAAGACGCGGTTCGACGCCGTCGGATGCACCGCGACCCGGCGCACGTAGTCGCCCGTGAAGATCTTGACCCACGTGAGCCCGGCGTCATCGCTCCGATAGAGCCCGCGATTCGTCCCCGTGTCTCCGTAGCAGGCGACGTAGACCCGATTCGCGATCGTTGGGTCGGCCTCGACCCACGCCACCCCGGTCCACCTCAACGCGCCAAGCGAGTTGGCCGCGGCGGTCCCAACGAAGTCCGCCGGGGTGGTGAGTAGGGTCCACGTACCAGACGCTCCGCCGGCCGTCGATTTCCAGAGCCCGCCCTCTCCGCCCGCGTAAACCAGGTTCCCGTTCACGGCATCGACCGCCGTGACCCTCGGAGCCGCGTTCGCCGCTCCCGAGAGCACGAGCGCCCAGGTGTAGCCGTCGTCGAGACTTCTGTAAACGTCGCCGGTTTTCGTTGAGTTATTGCCCGATGTGACGAAGAGGGTCCGCGCCCCCACGGGGCTTTTCCTGTTGATCGAGAGGCCGTAGATGAAGGTGTCGGCTGGAATTCCCGACGTTGCAACCCAGCTCCCGCCCTCCCCCTTCGCCGCGCTCCGCACGAGGTTCGACGTCGTCTCCGTCCTGCCCTGCGCGGCCCAGACTACGTTCTCGTCCGCCGGGTCCGGGAGGATCGTGCAGCTATTCCCGCCCTCGCCGTTCCAGTCGCCGGTGAAGTCCGGGGAGTTGCACGAGGTCCAGCTCAATCCTCCGTCGAGACTTCTCCAGAGCCCAGTATCGAAGGCGCCGCTATAGATCAGGTTCGCCCTCGCGGGACTCACCCGAATGTCCGCCACGGTGAGGTTCTCGAGCCTGCGGGAGATCCAGTAGTTACTCGACACCTGGAAGGTGTAGACGTTGTGGAACACGAGGCCGGCGTCGAAGGAAACGTGGACGAACTGCGGGCTCACCTGAAGGACCGTGTTCGGATCCGAAAGGTCCTGACCGAAGCCGTGGCAGATTCCGTAGTTCCCGGCACCGTAGGCTCGGTCCGCGTTCGCTTGCCACCCAAAGTCGTAGTCGGCGAGCGTGCTCTTTTTCGCGAAGCTCACGCCCCCGTTCGTCGACTCCCAGAAGCCCTCCTCGGAGGCGCCCTGGGTCCGCTTGTTGTCGACGATCCAGACGGTATTTGAATCGTTGGACTTGACCATGACGTTGCCCGTGTGGGCAACCATGTTGGTCCAGGTGCCGCCGGAATCCGTGCTCTTCCACGCCGAGCCCGCGTAGGTGAACGGGCTGTTGTATGGGTCCCCGGTATAGATCGTTGCCCAGAGGGTCGTCGGCGTGGATCGGTCGATGACGCAGTCCCAGACGGTGCCCGCAGCCTCGAGCGTGCCGCTGATCCTGGTCCAGTTCGCCCCGCTGTTTGCACTTCGGAAGATCGAGTCGTCCGGCGTGTGGTTGAAATCGTGAAAGGAGGACACGATGTAGAGGATCGCGGGATTGGTCGGATCAACCATGAGCCGACAGATTTGCAGGTTCGTCGGCAGGTCGTTTGCGACGACGGAGAACGTCAACCCGCGGTCCGTGCTCTTGAGAATCCCGGTCGCAGGATCGAGTTGCGTTGGATGGTAGGCCGCGTAGACCGTGTTCGCGTCCGATGGCGCGGGCACGACGTCGCCGATCCAGAGGTCCGAGCTCACGAGCGTCCACGTGGCACCGGTGTTCGCCGTTCGGTACACGCCGTGCGCGGTGGCTGCGTACATGATCGCCGGGTCCGTAGGATCGAATCCGACGGCGTGGACGAACTGCTCGTTCAGCCCTTGCCGGTTCCCGATCGCCGTCCATGAATCTCCACGGTTCGTGCTCATGTAGAGTCCCGAGACATCTCCAGCGACGAGCATGATGCCGGTGGGCCCGGCCGCAGCCTGCGCCCACGTGCCGCCGGCCCCGGGATTTGCGTTCTGCCAGGGGCCAGCCGAAACGGGGATCGGGTCCAGGTTCAAGATGCGCGGCTTGGGCTTGAGAACCATGACGGCCCAGGCCTTGGCCGACGCCGCGTCTCCGATCGCAGAGAAGGCTCCCACCGGGCCAGCGGCCGCGAGCGTCCCGCTCCATATCGCCGTGCCCCCGCCGTTCCCGATCGTGATGGACTTGTCGTATCGCTCGGTCAGGGAGCCAAGATTCGGTGCCGTCTGCCCGGACCAGTTCGGGTTCGACGTGTCGACGCCGTGGCACGCCGCGATCAGGACCAGGCATTCCGCGAGGCTCGAGCTCGGCCCCACAAGGTCGAGCGTGGCATCCACGGTCGCCTCGGTCCCGCCAGAGACGACGTCGAACGGGTCCCCGGTGACCGGGCACCCGCGGATGATCGCGATGATGCCGTTCACGTGGTCGCCCGCGTCCGCGAGTTGGGCCGGCGCCTCTCCGCCGCCATTCGTCACCCGCTTCCAGAAGACGGTGAGGCGCGTCGATCCCGGCGCCGCCGCGGTGCCGACGCCCTGAAGCGCGATCTGCGTCCAGCCTCCGCTCGTCTCGGTGACGGCTTCGTTATCCGATTGGCAGAACAGGACAGCGATGTCGTTCGTGGAGTAGTTGACCGGGAAGCTGACGGTGACCGCACCCGTGCCGCCGTTCGCGGGCCCGAGATTGGCCCAGGTCGGGAAGGGCATCTATGCGGCCCTCGCGCGGCGGCGCGCGTGCTGGAACTTGGAGGAGCAGGAGACGGAGCAGCAGGGTTGCCAAGTCCGTTTCCGGCTGCGGTACTTGGCAATTGACGGCGCAAGTGGCACCGGGGCGCCGCATTGCGGGCAGCGGAGGAGAATGCGCCGGCGCGCGGCGCGTTTGACTGCGAGCCCAGGAATCAACGCACCACCCGAACGACTGAATAGCGCCTGCGCCCGTCCGCGTAGATCTCCACCTTGCGGTAGACCCCGGACGCCAGGTGCCCCTCGACGAGCCTCCCCTGCACGTCGTAGAGGCGCACGCTCACAGGGGTCCTCCACTCCGGTCCAGGGTCGCCGACAGCAGTGACGTAGCCGGGAAGATAAAGCGCAGGAGACAGACAGCCGGCACCACCGGCCGTGTCCACGGCCTGGGCGTAGAAGTGAGCGCCGGGCCCGCTCTCAACGTCGAGGGATACCTCCAGGCCTTCCATCCCACGAACGTATAGCGAGTCGAAGTCGTATCGAGGCCCTCCGGTTACGTCCTGCCGACTGTACCGAATCCAAGCCAAGTCCGCGGTCGGCCCGCCACCGCTGCACTCGTAGACACTGTCCCCTTCGACGTAGGCGTTCGTGGACGGCACCGTCAGGACGATCGTGTATGGCGCCGCCGGCACGCCCTGGGCGAAGAGCAGGCCCAGGAGGAGCCAGAGCCGCTTCATTGAAAGACCGTCACCTTGTACGTCCCCGAGGCTGGATTCCCCGCGCCCGCTCCGTCGCACGCGCGGACCGTCACCGTGTTCGTCGAACTCACCCACGCGGAAAAGGTCTCATCGGCCACGATCGACCCGTTCGGAGCACCCAGAAACACCTCATCCCCCACCGCCGCTCCGGTCATCGTGATCGTGAGGTCTTGGCAGTTCACTGCGCTGAGGTCGAAGTCGAGCGTCGCGGAGCCGCGGAGGATCTTGTTAACCTTCTGACCCGCAACCATCAGGCCACCGTTCGCGCGCGCCGGCCCGGACACAATCAAGGAGTCCCCCGGAAACTTCATCTGGACCCCGCGATTCACACCAAAGGAAACCGGCATCGGAGCGGTGCCGATCGAGTCGATCGCGTAGAGCACCATGTCCGTGCCGGTCGGATTGACCACGCCGTAGAAGCGGGTCGTGATGTTGTGGAACTCCGTGACCCCGGTGATGTTGACGCCCAGGGAATCGACGCGGAGCCGCCTCACGTTATTCGGCCAGGACTCGAACGGCGTGCCCATGACGCGGTAGCCATCGTATCTCAGCCACAGATGGCAGACTCCAGCCCGGTACGCGGGCAGCGTGAGCCCCTCGGTCCCCGGGCCGAGCTGGCCGAAGCCCGTCGTCGTGAACGAAGCGTCCATCGAGGCGACGCCCGCGTTGTCCCCGTCGTAGGGCAGCGCGATGCAGGAGCCAGCCTTCATTCCGCGCACCGAACCGGCCCCATTGCAGACGGACGCGGTAAACGCGGTATCGGCCCTGAGCGATACCAGGAGGATCGCCGCCATAACCAGAGTTCTCTTCCCCATCATCCCTCCCCTTCGTCTTCCATGACGATGCCGCCGAAGATGAACTCATCCGGCTCCGGCGCGGGAACCGGCGCCTCAGTGTACGACACCTGCGGTACGGGGCCATGCGTGTACACCGTCGTGGGCCTCGTCCCGTGGGAAAGATCGGTCGCAGGGGGAGGAATGTGCGTGTAGGCGGTCCCCGGCGGGTTCCCCGGCGCGAACGCTTGCTCCGGTATGTCCTGCGGCGAGAACTGCGTGTTGGGGCCGTCCTGCGGCACGAACGGCGTCGCCGGCCCAGGCTGACGTTCGTAGATTCTCGGCAGCTCGGGGCATGGGAGAGCCGGGTCGCTCACGAGGGTCACTGGGATTGTGACATCGACGAACCGTCCTCCGTTGAGCGAGGGTGCATCGCGCCCCGGCCACTCGAACGTCACCTGCTTGCCGGGGTAGGCTGGATTGACTGGGAAGGACCCGCCGCCGATGTTCACGAGAAGCGTGAACACCCTGTCTCGAACCTTTCCGACGCCGCCCTCCCGGTACTCGTCCCTCACGAGCACGCCGTTCTGGAAGCCGGAGCCAGGCCCCAGGAAGCCGATGTCTCCGTCGCCGAACGTCTTCGTGTCCACGACCTCTCCATCGACGTCCGTTATGAGTCTCACTGGGATGTCGACGACGCCGTTCCCCGAGGCGTCCACAACCTTCGTGTTGAACTCGCGCCACACCTGGGCGCCCTGCGCTGGCGTCTTGTCGTCGAAGAAGAGGAACCGCGGCACGCCAGGGGTGTCCGTGAAGATCGTGCCTTGGAACTTGAGACCGCTGTTGTCCCCTGTCAGGAGGGATCGGATGTCGGCGGTCGTGGGCGCGCCGACCAGCCTCGTGTTCTTGATGCGAGAGCTCGGCGTGGCCGCCGAAAAGCTCAGGATGCCCTGCGGCGTGACGCCAATCACGAAGTTCCCGCCGGAGTCCAGGCACTTGATCTGCGCCAACACGTTGCCAGTCGTGGGCGAGAAAAGGATGTTGTTGTAGAAGACCCCGAGCGCCGTGGACTCGCCGAGCGTGTAGGAGATTCCGCAGCGCATTAGGTTACCGGCCACTTCGCCCTGCGATCCGCCCGTCGATAGGAACTGGACGTTGAGCGGCGCGAGAAGCGAACAGCCGTACACGAACCAGTCTCCGCGGAAGATGAGGCTCCCGCTCGCCTGGTAGATGCCGCAGCCGTCAGAGCCCGCCATCGTAGCCGGGATGAGGCTGGACGGGGGATTCCCGCGCTTTGTGCCGAGCTTCGTGGTGACTAGCCCGCCGCCGATCCGGTAATCCCAACTCCCGCCGGACCGGAAGAAGACGTCGACGTTCGTGTCCTGGACGGTCGTGGGATTCGATCCGTCAGAGGACTGCCCGCCCCAGGTGACCTTTACGTTCGAGAGGTACTGCTTACGGATGCCGCCCCAGGTGAGGCCGCTGACGGCCCCGACCATGTTCTGGAAGTCATTGGGGAAGGCGGCTTGGATCTCCGCGATCGTGTAGTAGAGACCGTTCGCGGAGCGCGCGTTGTCGTAAACGTAGATGGTCGTTCCTGGACCCCCGGGCTGGGCGATGCCAGCCGGGGCCCCGAGCAGTTGAACGCGAAGCGGTAGGAGCACTCATCCCGCCCCTATGGGATCTCTTCGGTGAACTTCATCACCACGGTCATCCTCATCACCGTGGCGCCGGTCAATCTGGTGACTACCGCCCATCCGTCGAGCGTGCCGACCGGAAGCACCGGAGGCATCACCTCATCGTCCTCCAGCGAGGCATCATAGAGAACGATACCGCCCCTGCCATATCCCTGCGGATGGGCAAAGGCCGCGGTCGCGACGGAGACGGCCTCATCGAACACGTGGTGGCCCAGAGGAGAATTGACGTTCGCCTCCGTTCCAGCCGTGGTCGGCAGGTAGAGGCAGATCGCTTCCGCAGCCGTCCCGCCACGCCGGTGCGGCGTGGGCGTAATCGCCGGGTTTCCGGTAGCCGGAGCAGCACTGATTTGGCGGAGCTCGATGATGCCTTGTGGCGCGGCGGTGATCGCCGACGTGATCCAGGCAACGCAGCTTTGCAGTCTGACTTCCTTAGTCGAGGCCCCGGTATGGTGGAGCGTCGCCCACTGCTTGTTCGTGTTGGCTACGTGCGTGAACGTCTGATCGAGGCGGGCTGCCGCCTCTGCGAGACGGAACACCGCGGTGTACGACTCCCTGAGCTTTCTCCGCCTCATGATCGTCGCGCCTGCGCGATCGAGCCACGATCTCACGCGATCATCGCTTGCGGATACGAGCGCTGGAGGAACATCCGCCGGAGAAGCGTGGCCGCCTACCTGGACGACTTTGAGCGTGTTGACCGCGTCGTGATCCACGTCACCCTTCACCGCCAGGAGACCCGTGGAATCGCTCGCCAGCGTGACGCGCAGGGCCGCGGCCTCCGTGCCGCCGCCGGACGTGGAAAGAGGAGCCGGGACCGTCAGCACGTCTACGTCGCCGATGTTCGCGGCCCCAGCCACCAGGGCCGGCAGAGTAAGAACGTCAACCTGCAATTCACCGGCGGCATCGGTCTTTATGCTCTGCGCGTTCGTCCCGTCCTGCCCGGCGATCAGTACCGGGTTCCCGCTCACCGCGGCCCCGTCTGCCGCCTTCCCGACCACGGTCACGTCGGGCATGGTGAGAACATCGACATCGCCGATATTCGCCGTTCCAGCTACGAGTGCAGGAAGCGTCAGGACGTCGACTTGGAGCTCCCCGTCCGCATCGGTCTTGATGCTCTGGGCGTTGGTGCCATCCTGGCCCGCCACGAGCACTGGATTGCCAGATACCGCAGCGCCGTCAGCGGCTTTGCCTACCACAGTGGCATCCGGGAGCGTCAGCACGTCTACGTCACCGATATTGTTCGTTCCGGCTGGCAGGGCGCCCGTTTGGACGGTGGGCAGTGGATTGCCGGTTGCCACGTCGCCAGCGTTGACGCCGTCGGCGCCGTGGACGACCTTGACGCGCTGGAACTTGACCCCGGTGATGTCGTCCGAGGCATAGGTGTCCCCGCCGGAGCCCGCGTTAAGCACGGTATTGTCAGCCAATGGTCATGCTCCGGCCCGGGTCATGGGTAGGTCGTGATCGCTGCTCTGGCCTTCAGCTCGCTCAGGGCGGTGGCGATCTTGTTGTCGAGGTTGTTCTGAATGGCCTGCGTCACGGGAAACGTGGCGTCCCCGAATGCGTCCGCCTGGAGATCGACCGAGAAGGTAGACCGAGATCTCAGGTCCAGCATGATAAGGATGCGATTGCAGCGGGCCCTGATATAGACGATGTCGTCCTGAGTAGCCACCCCGCCTCCTCATGTAGAAGCGCCGTGCACGTCTCCTGCCCACGCACGGCGCTCGATCTCTTTCGCGCGCGAGCTACTGCGGCATTACTAAAACGCCCGCCCAGCTCGTGCTGTTCGTTCCGGTCGCGCCGGTCGTGTTCGTCTTGAGGCACACCCCCAGCACGGTTCCGTAAGCCGGCACCGTCGCCGACTTCGTCCCGGCGGGAGCGCAGAGCCCGATCGTCGCCGAACTGACGATGAGGGTCCCCACCGCGATGGCGCCCGTGGTCACAAGCACGGTCGTAAGACTTCCTGGCCCGGCGACCATGCCGCGTTTGCCGGGCCCTACCGGCTCCTGGACCACGCCCAGGAAACCGACGTCCGTACCGACGCCGCCGGCCGTCGTGCGCTTGATCCCCAGAACGAGCGTTCCGGGAAGGTCCGACGCCGGGGTCGCTCCCGCGGCCGTCGTTTCCTGCCTCGGGATGAAGCCCGTGCTCACGGTCGCCGGATCCCACAGCGCGCCCTCGCCCATCACGAACGCAGCGGAGGCCTCGCTGCTGATGCAGATGTAGCTTGCCGCGATCGCCTGAGCGCCGCTCCAGAGAAGGGTGCCGTCCGCGCCGCGGATCTGCTGTTGCTGTTCCAGTCCGACGTTCAACATGTCAGGCCACCCCCCTTACGAAACGCCACTCGTGTCGATACGGGGCATGACCCCGCACGCACGCGGCTCGGAAATGATGAGTTCGCCGCGCCAGAGGATGTAGGCGGTGCGAACCATCTGGTTGTGAGGCTTGCGGAACGGCTCGAAGGCGAAGTCCGCACGCGAGTCGACGTACAACCGGACCGCCGGCTCGTAGATCAGGTAGACCTTCTCGAACTTGTTCGCCGACGTGTCCCTGGGTGCCTTCTCGTCCTGCACCCAGGTCGCGTTGCGGAACATGAAGTTCTCGAAGCCGGCCTTGAAGAGGTCGGACTGTTGCTGCGGGCGCTGGTAGCGCTCGTTCTTCACGAGGTTGTAGTGGATGTCGCTCCACGCCCCCACGTTGCTCAGGATCAGGGTCGGCAGCTTCCCTGAGCGGAGCTTGATGTTGGCGAACATCTTGTTGATCGGAGCGAAGTTCGGTCCCGTCGTCGCCGAGCCCGCGAAGGTGCTCGAGGCTCCGGTGACGTAGGCCGTGGTCGGGTTGTCGGAGTTGTGGTTCCACCACGTGTTCAACGTGGCGCTCCGGGGAATCCCGCCGTAGGTCATCGTCGGAGGAAGCTGGCCGCCAGTCGCACCCTCTTTCAGCGCGTACTGGAGGCCCGCTAGGGCACGGGTGTCGGTGCCGTCGTTGTAGATGTCGGTCGCCATGCCGTCGAAGAAGGTGTTCCGGGCCCACTCGCCCTTCGCCTCCATCAGGTCCATCACCTTCTCCGGGCCCGAGGCGGTCATCTCCTCGTCCCAGTCGATCGTGAGGTCGACGTTGGCGTTCTTCGGCGTGAACTCGGCCGCCTGGAAGGGATCCCGGATCGTCGGGGCGAACACGTCCGCGCCGGCGAACCACTTGATGCCGCCCTGCGTCCTCCACCCGAGCGGAACGACGATGCGCCGTCCGCCTGTGAAGTGCTTGGTGCGCCCTCGCATGCGATTCAGCATCGCGTTCGAGAGGAAAATCTGGTCCTGGATGGTGGGGATGATGTAGTCCTGCACCATCACGTTCGCCTGGTTCCAGGGGAACGATGAGGTCATGTCCGCGTACTCCCTATTTTATGGTCAGCGCGTCCAGCCGAATGCTTTTCCTGCGGCCTGCACGGCCGACTCTACCGTTTCAGTGGGCCTCGGCTTCCACGGGCCGGCGCTGGCTCCTCCGGCGCTTCCTGTGTCCACGATCGTGGCAACGGGCGAGCCCTTTCCGTTGGTAGAGTCGCCGGGGCCTCTGGCCGGGGGCGACTTGGGAGCGAGTGTCAGCCTGCTCTTGAAGACGATAAAGGCGGCGTCTTCTACGGCGATCAGGCTCCCCACTTCCTTGTTCTTGTGCATGTAGTTCTCGACCGCCTCGACCTGCTTGTCCGTCATCGGTTTCCCGTCGACGAGGTAGTTGCTCTGAACAGCGTCGAAGTCGGCCGTGTCCTTGTCGTACTGGCGGTTGATTCGCTCCTGTCGAGCGGCCTTCTCGAGTTGCTCGACCCGGTCCTCGGCGGCCTTGAGCCTTTCGGCTTGGGCGCGGACGACGGGGTCCTCATGCTCGAGGGCATCCCGGAGCTGCGCGTCCTCCTGCTTCTCAGTCTTCGGTTTGGGCTTGCCTGTGAGGCCGCTGATGTCCTCCCGCAGGCCGGCGATCTCCTCGAAGAGCTGGAGCGTGGCCGCGTCGTATTCCTCGGTCGGCTCCTCTTCCTCCTCGACCTCTTCTTCCTCTTCTTCGGGCTTTTCCTCGGGCGGGGCTTCCTTGCCGGGCGCGGTATCAGCCTTTGCAGGCTCCCGCGGGGGCAACCCCTCTTCGGCGCGCTCTTCGTCCGTCAGGTTGTCGTAGTAGTCCTTGGTTTTCGCCTTCTCGTCGGCCTTCGCCATCGCGTCGGCCGGGATGATCGGAGTGGCCGGAGCCGGCATCAGTAGCCTCCTGCGTATTGGGGCTCGGCACCCTCAACGGTGCCCATGTCCTCGGTGTTCTGGTTCATGTCCATCGGACTCGGAGGCGGAGCCTCGGCCTGACCTGCGGGCGGAGTGGCGCCGTTTCCGATGCCTCCGTTCGCGCCCCTCGCGGCGACCTCCTGGTAGAAGTCGAAGAGGATCTGCCTCTCGTTGTCGTCCATGCGCCGGTCTCCGAAGATCAGCGCCAGCCCCATTTGCGCCCACTGCTCGAGCGTCATGGTCGGGCGGTCAGGCGGAGCCGCCGCCACCGGATTGATGGGTGTCTCTGGGCTCATGACCATCTCTACCTACCCCCTCCCGCCCTCATCTCGGCGATCGCGCGCCGACGCTTCTTCCTGGAGCTGCTCGCCCGATACGGTAGACCCTTGCGCGGAGTCGACGCAAACTCTTTCAGTTGGGCGACCGACATTCCGGTTCGTGTGGGCTTGCCCTCTCGGGCCCGAGCGAGGTCGGCGCCCATCATCTCCTGCTGGACCTTGGAGACTGAGGGCACGTTAGTAGCCCGCGCGCGCCGCGGCGATCTTCTCGCGCTTCCCTCGCCTCACCTTGAGCAGGCGCGGGTTCTTTCTCACGGCTTCGGGAGAGGCCTTCCGCGCCGCTTCGGCGATGGCGCCCGCGGGATTGGTCGCTCCGCCAGCGGCAGCCTTAGCGACCGCGGCCTTGAACCCGATGTGGGCGATCTTCTTCATCTGACGTGCCCCCACTTTCTGCCGCTGATTGCCTTGGAGGCGGTAACCTGGTGAACCCCCACCGACGCGGCTATGGCGGTGTCGGTCTCCCCGGCTCTGGATCGTTCGCGCATCCGGCTCACTTCGTCCTCTGTCAGCTTGCTATTCCAACGACGGCTTCCGCGAGATGTTCTACCTTTTCTGGCCGCGTCCGCCATGTTGTCGGCGTTCGTACCTAGAAACAGGTGAGCTGGATTCACGCACCGCCTGTTGTCGCAACGATGCAGAACGAACAGGCCGTCCGGAATCGCTCCAAAGTGAAGTTCCCACGACAACCTGTGGGCCAAGATAGGCCGTCCATCTTGGCTGATTGACCCGTACCCGTGACTACCGACCGAAGCCGTCCATTCCCAGCAGAACAGGGTCATTCGAACGCTAGCCCAGAATCTCGGTTCAACCGCCTTCATCGTCCCCCTCCGTTCCGCGAGCCGCCCTGGGCGGCCGCGAGTTGCGCTGCCTGCACCTGCCTGATCGCGAGGCGCTGGAGTATGTTCGCCCTATCAGGATAATCCATGTCCTCGAGAAGCTGCTGCGCGTCGATCACTCCGAGCTGCAAGAGCTCCTTGTCGGTGTCGACGCGGTCCTGGCGGCTCTGAGCGTCGCCGCTGTCCTGCGCCCAGCGGATCTCGAAGTCCTCGGTCGAGTAGTCGGCCGGGTTCAGCCACATCTCCGTTCCGTCGTTGGCCGAGAAGTAGATCACGTCCCGGCTCTTCTTGATGTCGGCGTGGATCATCTTCTGGAGCAGGAGCGCGAAGCAGTCGATCAGGCCGGCGCCCTTGGCGCGAGCGCGGCTTGCGCCGGATTCGGTGAGCTGTCGGATCGCCGAGGCCGCCTCTACCCCGATTGGGCGCTGTCCCTGGAGCGAGTCGGGCGTGCCCGAGATGATTTGGATGTCTTGCCTCCTCCCGGCGCGGCGAACGAAGTGAGACTCCGCGAGCCCCTGCGGCTGGAGGTACTGGATGACCGAGCCGCGGCGGATCGTGAGAATCTCCCCGCCCTCGATCGAGGCCTTGTCCGCTGAGAGTCCAGCGTCCTTCGTGACCGTGACGGGCGGGTTCCCCTGAAGTTCCAGGGCGCGCGCGATCGTGGCGTCGCTCCGGTTGATGTCTCGCTGGATCGGGATGATGTCGTCCTGCTCGCCTTTTCCCGGGAAGCGGCCGCCCTGCTCGTAGTCGCGCCCGATCACGACCGGGATCCCGCCTAGACAGGGGTCGACCGGCCTCGGCGCGTCCAGGAGCACCCCGCCAGCCGTCATCGGGATCATCCGCCAGCCGGACGGGCAGCACGGTTCCTGCTGCGTGAGAGAATGAGGAACTTTGAGCTCTCCGGCGTCGTGCTGGATGAACCGGGTCCCGTCGTACCTGACGGACATGGTCGTGTAGTCGCGAACGAATAGCTGGATCAGGAATGTCGTCTGGCCGAAAACCTGGAAGGAGCCGGTGTCGATCCCGTACTGCCCGCTCGTCACGGCCGCGGCACTTCCCTCCACGATGGCCGACGGCATCGACATCGTCCCTATGAACTGCGGCGCAGCCAGCCCGCCGAGCACACCGGCGGCCTCGAGGTAGGGCTGAACGAGGACGCGGTAGCTCGGGCTCGCGATGTTGTCGGGGTGGATCTTGTCCGCGACCTTCGGGAACAGGGCTCGGAGACGCCGCGTCGAGACCGGGCGAGCGATCGCGAGGCACTCGAGCTCCGACTCGTCGATCGCCTGGTCGTAGTAGAAGTCGAACGGGGAGAGGTATCTCGGCACGGCGCGGCCTTGGGCATCCCACCCGATCATCGGGCAGCACCAGCCGTACTTGAGCATGTCGCGCACCGCGATGCGGAAGATCCGGTCGAACCCGCTCGAGTCCATCTTGTAGGTCGCGTAGTCGCGAAGCCGTGCCACCTTCGCCGAGTCCATCGACTTCCGGGGTACGGGCTCCGGCCTGGGCCTCGCCTGGGTCAGGATCGGCCAGATCGTCTCGACGGTCGAGAAGCAGTAGTTCGTGACGGCGTTGTTGCGGTTGTCCCAGGCGTCGATGTAGTGGAACCCAGCATAGAAGAGCTCGCACGTACTGAGCCGCTCCGTCTCGCCACGCTTGAGCTGGAAGAGCGTGTTCCACTTCTCGGCAACCCAGGCCTTGAGCTTCCCCTCGCCCTCTTCGCCGTCCCCAAAGGAGCCGAACGGCGGGGTCTCCGGTACATGTCGCTCCCGAGCGACGAAGGTCCCCTGGTCGCCCAGGTCAAACGCGGTGCCGGCCATTTAGATCGAGTACCCCTCTTTGCGGAGCTTCGAGAACATCGGGCTCTCCTTCTTCGGCACCCAATCTTGCAGGCCGCGCTCCCGCTGCAATTGCTCGTGGTGCTTACGGTTTTTCACGACGCAGCCCATCGAGATGTTGTAGTGCTCGGGAAAGTCGGGTCGAACGGCGGCGGGAGCGAAAACGCGGGTCGCGGTGCGCGGGCAGGAGTCGCACTTGATCTCGAGCGGGTGGGCGTCGTTCATGGCCTGGAACTTCTCGGTGTGGTGCCCCTTCTCGCACTCGTACTCGTAAAGCGGCACCTCAGTTGCCCACCGAGGTCGCGACGCGAGCCGCTTCGAGTGCCCGCTTCGCGTTCACCTTGCCCATCTCGTTGATGGCGGTCATGAAGGCGTGCATGATCCGCGTTCCGTCCCCTCCTCCTGGCTCTCTCAGCGCGGCATCGGCGCAGGAGAGGTGTATCGGGAGCGGATCGCAGGAGTCCGCCCGCGCCGTGTAGGAACCGCGGTCTGGATCGCGCGGGTCTACCGGCCGCCCGCAGAGGAAGCACACCGAGAACCCTTCCTGATCGGGCCACCTGTCGTCGTCGAACGCCCTCTCCCCGCTCATCTCAACCCTCCCAGCCCGTATCTCTTCCGCCTGGCGTCCCGAGCAACTATAGCATCCTGGAAATTCAGCACCTCGTCCATCGTCATCCCGCTCTCGACGACGAAACGGCTGGCGGCGCCCGAGCCCTCCCGTTCCTTGAGGAGCTGGGCCGCGCTCGCAACCGAGCGCACGATCATCTCCGGGTGCGGCTCGAGCGGGTTGTTCATCGTCCCGCGGTGCGCCATGAGACAGAGCCCGAACGCGACGAGGAGGTCTTTTTCCTGCCCGAGCCCAGCCTGCACCTTGTCGTCGACGTAGATCAAGGACTGAATCTGCTGAACCATGTGCGGGCAGTGGATCCGGCCCATCCTCATCCTCACGTACTTCCTGAGCGTGTTGAAGAGGTACTCGCGATTGCGCCGCGTCGTGAGGTACCCGGGCTTCTCCGCGATCTCCCCCGCGACCGACTCCTCGCTCACCTTCCTGAAATAGAGATTCGCGTAGCCGATCTGAAGCACCGTTTCGTGGAAGAGGATGCCGTGATTGTTCGCCTCGTTGATGACGAGCGCGTCGTTGAAGTAGCGGGCGAGGTCGATGGCGTGGCACGCCAGGACGTCCGGGGGAGCCTTCCCGTACCAGGTCGCGCAGAGATCCATCGTCTGGTCGTCCAGGACCGCGAGCGGCGAGGGGTCGGACCCGGGATCGCCTTCGGAGGGATCCGCGCCCACGATGTAGGTGTGCCGGTCCTTGGGCTCGAAGAAAATCCGTAGTCTTCCTCGGTCGTAGGGAACGAGGTATGGCGGCCCGAACCCGGGCGGCTCGGCCTCGATCTCCATGCACCACGGCAGCTCCTTCGCCGCGACGAGATCGGACAGCGCCTTCGTGTAGTGAGCGATCGACTCGAAGTCGAAGGCGGGGCGGCCCGAGAGGGAGAAGGCCTCCTGGTCGGTGGCCGGGTACTCCTGGGCGAAGCGCTCCTCGTCTCCGTCCAGGTTCGCGCTGATGCACCACCGGCGCCACTTCAGTTTCGCGCGCGTGATCTCTGGATGGTCGCGCATGAGCTTCTCTTCGACGGACGAGAGCCGGTTCAGCGGCCCCGGATGCTCGTACTCCTCGTGCTGGAACCAGGGGATGAAGATCGGAGTCCAGCCCTTCTCGTCTTCGGGCACGTCGTCGTCCAGCCCCAAACCCACGGCTCGCTGCCAGATCTTGTGGAACTTGTTTCCGACCCCCCTCGCGGTGCTCTCGATGGCGGCGAAGGAGTCCGGCGTCATCGGGATCGTCTGCATGATGGCGACGAGCGTGTCCTCGGGCTGCTCGAAGTAGGCGAACTCGCTCAAGTGAGCGCACTGCGCGGTATAGCCTCGCGGGTCTCCCTGCACCTCGACCTGGAGGCGAGAGCCCGAGTCAAACTCGATCTCGTGGACGTTCTGGATTCGCGTCTCCTGCTGCATCTCCTCCCGGAGGAAACGGTGGAAGTTGCGGCTCATTCGGAAAAGGGCGCGGGAGCTCTTGAGCGTGTGGGCGACGACGAGCGCCGAGCGGTTCGGGCGCATGAGGCAGTCCCAGAATAGGAGGGCCTCTATGAGCGTGGAGACCCCGACCTGCCTCGCTTTCAGGATCGCGAGCCGCGGGGGTATTCCGGCGGCTACGAGGGCGCGGATTTTCTGGAAGATCGCGCGCTGACTGCTGTTGAGGATGAACGGGACGCGCTCGCCCTGCTTCGTGATGATGACGAGGCAGTCCCGACAGAACTCAGGGAAGCGGTTGAGATCCGAGTAGTACTCGAGACCTGGGAATTCGGTAGGGGGCGGGACGTCCTCGGCCGCCCCCCGCCGCGCTGCTACTTCTCGAACGGGATGGGCTGCTGGACGCTGAAGTCCACGATCGCGTACGACCCGAACGGGTAGTTGACCCGCTCCTCCTCGTCCACGATCAGCTCCACCTTGAGGCCGGCGACCTCGTTCTTGAGCTTGATCTTCACGAGTGTCTGGTCCTTCTTGAAGATCATCTCGTGCCCCACGACCCTGCATCCGAACTTCGTTGCTGACTTCATTTGCCCTCTCTTTCTTGTACCGCCAGGGGAAGCGTTTCCTCCACTCGGCCTTATTCCTCGCTCGCCTCTCCGACCTGGAGCCCGGGCCCCGATTTGGGTCTTTTGACGATTCCGGCACGCTCGAATCCTTGGAAGAGAGTGACCATAGCGGTCTCGACGTCCTGGATCTTCTCGTCGATGACCTTCGTGTTCTGGTTCAGGGCCGCTCGCAATAGTGCGTACTCCGCGGTCTGTTTGTCCAGCGCCTCGCGGGTGGCGTTCGCCTGGTCCGCGACCGCGTTGGTGATGGCCGACACGGACTCGGCGGCCTGAAGATAGGCTCGCGCGGACCGCCAGCCGGCGAAGAAGCAGCCCGCGCCGACCGCGGCGATAAGCGCGAGGAGCCAGAGCGGGTCGGTCATTTCGCGTGGGTTCCCTCGACGCCCTCCGCGATGCGCCGCCGCGTGCGGTCGTCGAGCCGGTTCAGGGCGGAGCAGAGGTGCGTGATCGCGTCCTGATTCTCCACGCATGCGGATTCGGAGTCCTGGTAGAACCTCAGACGATCGACGCAGGCGTATAGGACGTCCTCAACGAAGGCACCGTTCGGCGGCTTCCTGTCCGGCCCGCGGCCCAAGGGCCCGTCCTGCCAGCGGATCTTGAAACCCTTCCCGTAACTCACTCCGCCGGCTGGCCTCCCTTCCACGTCCTTCTCGAATTCCGACGTATGCCCGGTCGTGCTCATTTTCCGCGCCCTCCCAGTAGGTGAATAATCGCTGCGCACACGGCATGGCCCGCGGCGAAGCCGGTGCCGAAGAGGAAGCCGACCAGGAGCCAGTGCAGGACCTCGTTCATCTCGCGCCTCCTACGTGTCGCTTGCGCTGCACCCGTTCGGTCCGATCGCCGCCTTCGACTGAAACGCCGCAATTCTCTCAAGGGTCAAGGAACCTGTCCCTCCAAGGCTCGTCCCCTAAAAGTGAATCGTTCCACTCTCGTCCGTCACCGAGTCGGCGTGCATCATGTCCAGGAACCTCCCCGGCTTCACTCGGAGCGCCTTCGCGAGCCTCACGATCACCGTCGCGCGGAGGTCCGGCTTTCGGCGCATCCAGTACATCTTGCTTGCGAGGAGCCCCGCCCGGCCAAAGATGGCCGATCTGCTCGGCTTCCCTCGCAACCTCATCCTCAGTTGGTCCAGGGTCCTCTCCCAGGCAGTTTCGGACAGGGCACCCGTCTCTACCCGTCGCCTTCGGCTGGATCCCGTGGACCGGGCAGGTGAAGAAATCGCCACTCTTGGCCTCCTCATGGCAGTGCTGGCAGATCCCCATTTCCGCGATCCGCCCGTTCTCATCCACGAGCCGGACGACGCCGCCCGGCGCGTGCCGTTGGCAGATCCCGTAGGTCGCGTCCGGCAGGATGTCGCCGTCGAATCTCCCGTCTCCAGCCACGGCCGCAGGCTATCCTGTGCCAATGTTTGGAGTCAAGCGAATTTCTCTTGACGAGGAATCGCCGCGCGCGCATTGTGCGCCGGAAGGTCGGCCCGAAACCGGAATTGGTCAGCGCGTAGGTACGGATTCCGCGGCTCGTCAGTACGGCGCTCACTTCGGGCCCGCTAGTAGGGCCGACCAGCCTCTAGCCCTAGGAGGTGTCGGGGTGTATGGCGTCGTTCACGATTCCATCTTCAGCAGTTCCCTCCTAGAGGGAAAGCCTCCAGACAAGATTCACACCGCCTACGTGTTCATGTGCATGCTCACGATCGCCGACGCCGACGACAACGTCGAGCAGACGCGAAACGTCCTCGCGGCCATGTTCCGGGTAACACGGCAAACCCTCGACGAGGCGATCGGGGAACTCGAGTGCTCGGATCCCTCGAGCCGCAGCCCGAGCGATGACGGTCGAAGAATCGTGCGCCTCAGCGAGAACCGGGACTGGGGGTGGCACATCGTGAACCGGAGGGCCTACAAGAGGCTCCGAACCTCGGAGGACCGAAGGGACTACCAGCACGAGCAGTACGAGAAGCGTAAGTCTATCGGGCACAACAATTCAACAGTCGTCAACAGTCGTCAACATCTCTCAACCGATTCAACCAAGGCAGGAGGCAGTAGTAAAGAGGCAGGAGTAAAGAGAGTAGTTGTGTCTTCTACCCTCTTTCCCGGTTTAGATCCTCAACCCACATCCGAACCATGCGCATCTGCGATGCGCGGTGGTCGTAAGAGGGGGGTCACTCGGAAGAGCCTGGAAACGAAAGAGACTCTTCCCGATGGAGAGATCACCGCGGACCAGGCCTTCGACGAGATCTTCTGGCCCGAGTACCCGAGGAAGCGCGATCGAGAGCCTGCGCGGAAGGCCTGGAAGGCCCTGAAGCTCAAAGACGACGACGAGGCCCAGATCAAGGCGATCATGGCGGCGCTGAGGCGGGACATCCGCGAGGAGTGGCGGGACCGCCCGCCGGACAAGATCCCGTACGGAGCTACATGGCTCAACCGGAAGGGGTGGCTCGATGGTTGACCGGAGAAGGCTCACAGACGGAGAGGACGAGAGCCCCAAGAGGAAGGCCTGGACCCCAGAGATGGAGCTGGAGAGGCTCAAGCGGGCCCACGTCGACCACTGGTCGGATGAGCCGGTGGCCCGCAGGAAGCGCTTCGCGGCCTCCGTAGGGGTGCCGACTCTCGAGGACGCCTTCCACATCAGGGACGGCTTCAGGATTGTCTGTGACGGCCTCCCCGAAGGCCCTGGAGGGAAACGGTGCGACAACGTGATCGGCTTCGCGCCCCTGCCGCTCCAACACGACGGGCTTTGTGAGCGCTGCCGGCGCATAGGCTACGACTTTGAGCCGCGGATCGCGGAGTCCCCGCTCGGGATCGTGCGAGACCAGCGCACACTGGACTCTTTCCGAAACGCGGAGATCCAGGGCGACGCCTTCGAGACCGAGGAGGCGGACGTCCCCCCACCCACGGAGGCATGATGGCCGTAATCTCTTGCGGTCTGGCATCGAGCGTCCCGAAGTACGTGCGGCCGCAGGGCAGCGTAGAGCGTCCATGCGCGTCCTGCGGAACCAAGATCGTGCTCACCCCATCCTCCGAGAAGGCGCGCCTTGCCGGCGCTAGGGCCCTCTGTGGCCCGTGCGTCGAAGAGGAACTCGGGCCAGGGCTCAGGATCGAGATAAGGAATCTCGACGAGATACGCGAAATCATCGACAGGAAGGAACGGAGGAACTGATGGGACCCAAACGACCCAACGACGGCACCATCCTCATGATGCGCCCACAAGGACACGATCCCTCGGTCCCCCACTCCTTCAACCACACCGGAGGGGAGTGCCCAAAGTGCTCGGCCAAAAACCACCACGTCGTCTTCTGCTCCCCAGGCCAGAGAGAGGTGCCCAAGGTCATCGGCTGCGAGGTCGACGGCGAACACCTCCACCGCCAGTGCGGCATGTGCGGCTACC